CACTATCAGGTATTAATTCACTTAAACTAAAAGTATCTCCTTTTGATAATTTAGGACTTCTTTGAATATCAAAAAATGTACCTGCTTTAAATTTAACTTCTTCAGGAAAACTAGAAAATGGATCAGGTGTCCAATCGTGAGTTATTTGTAGCTTATCACCTTGTGTTAATATTGCTGATAGTTTAAAAGTTGTAGTTTCTAATTGTGTTGTAGATATTGTTTTAGTTTGAATATCTTTTAAAAAACTAGGTAATATAATAGAACTACCTGAGCCCGAATACATTTTAATGCTTATATCTTTAGTAGTTCCTGTTACTAACCAATTATCAGTTATTATAGATACGTTTATATTGTATCTACCATTAGAAGGAACTATATAAACTCCTGTTGATGTTGTATAATTATTATTGTTATCATTGTTAGGTGCAGAAGAATCATCATCGAATTTAAAAATTATATCTCCACCATAATCTAAAACATCAGAAGTAAATTGCGCTCTAGTTTTTGATTGATCTATAACGCTATCTGCAACATTCATACTATTGCTTAAATCACATACTAACTTTTTAATATCATTGTTAATTAAAAAAGAACTATTAAGATTCCATCCTAATTGATTTAATCCACGTTCTAATATGCTTCTTAAATACATACATGGATAAAAATCTGTTACACTAGCAAAACCATTAGATGCATTTCCACCTCTAGAAATATATGGGTATGCATGATCATAAGTATCAGAAGTNGCTGNATTTGCTGTAGTTATTCCTGCTTCATTATATATTTGAGTATTATTATTCCATGCTATAGAATTTAGTTTTAATTCACTAGAACTCTTTACCCAATCAATATTATTACCNAAAAANATTAATTCAAAATAATCTTTATTAATAGCTTTACTTACTTGTAAAAATCCTGTATCATTTTGGTTATTATCAACTATTATAACNCATGGTTTTCTACCTAAAGCATCTCTATAATCTTTCTTACTATTTATATTATCTACATTAGAAAGTAGCTTAGAATTGTTTTTAGTATTAGGTACTTTGAAAGTTTTAGAAAAAGTACCAGTTCTAACTTTTAAATTATCTAAGTTAACTATACCCTTAGTTAATGCTAAAGGAAAATCTTTAAAATTAGCTAAATCTAAATCACCTAAAACATTATTACTATTATCTAATATTCTTATAACTACACCCATTATCCTCTATGCCCTTTTTCAGTATTAGCTAAACTATAATTTAAAACAAATTGTATAGGCATATCTTCATTATTCCTAATTAATTTAGAACCATCTTCTATTAAAATAGAAAAGTATTTACCACCTATTTCTATCCATGCTATTTTTGTAATTAGCATTGAACTAGCAAAATTTATAACATCTCTTCCTATACTTTTAGAATATGCTGAAAAGCTTTTAGATGTTTTATTTTGCATTACTGCATTTCCATAATCACTAGATGAATAAGTAGTATTTAAAGCTTTTGTATAGTTAATAGATTTATATTCTATAGTTTCTGTTTCATTACCCTTTAAAGTAATGCTATCTTGTTTTCCAAACTTATTAATAAAATGTATTCTAACATCTGTTCCACAACTTTCAACTATATTATAAGTTTTTAATTCGCTTCTTATTCCATCATCACTAACTAATTGAATAGTATATTTAGCTACATTTGTCAAACTAACACCCATAGCTATTAAATTAGCAGTACCTACAGGAACATCTAAATAAGGATTAGTAAGAGAAGAAACTACTATAGAATTCCAATCTGATACACTTAAATTATCTGTATTTAATAAAGCTCCTAAATTGTTATATGTTAAAATCTTAATTATATAGTTTTTTACACCTCCACTAGATTCTGTCCATGCCATTCCTAAGAACTCATTAGATGCTAATTCTATATCTTTAGTAGTTGGTGCTTCACTTAAAAACTTCTTACTTAATCCATCTAATTTATAATTTTGTTTATCAAAAGTTGCTAAACTAAAATGAGATTCTCTCCAATTAAATGAAGGAATATTACTAGATTGATAATCAAAAGAAGCATTATTAGCATTATCAGGATCATAAGCAGTAACTAAAACACCACCAGTTAAAACTACTTCATAAGCTTTTATTCTAAATTGTATATTATCAACATCATTAATTACTGCACTTGCTCCTATTGTCTTTAATTTAAAAGAAACGTGTTTTTTAATTACTTCATTAATATCAAAAGTAAATTCATCAACAGTACCTAAATCAGGTGAAACGCTTATAGCAGCTACTCTAGGAGCAGTAATACCACCATCTTCTGAAATTGCAACCTCTATAACTAAATTAACTATTGTTGCTTCATCACTTTCTAACTTAAATATAATAGGCTGATATGCTAAAGCTGGTGAAGAAGGAGTTGTTATTGCTGTTATTGCCATTTTTAATTATTCTTTTTATTAAAATCTTTTGTAATTTCACTTACTAAAGTATCAAATTCTTTAAATACATCATCTCCTAATAAATTTAATATTGGATCTATTTTATTATCTATTACAAAATCTATAAAGCCTTTTCTTCTTCCATTAGGTGCAAATTTAAAACTTCCTTTTGTTGGGCTTCCTTCTTGGAATATCTTTTCTTGAATAGCAAAAGCAACATTTTTTACTTCTTTATTTCCTGAAGCTATTGCTCTTTGTTCTACCCAATTCATAAGAACTTGTAAAGGAACTCTTTTAACTCCTGCTCTCCTTCCTTCATTTACATATATTCCGTAATCATTCATTAAAATTTGAATAACTATAGATTTAGGTAAAGTTAAAACAGAACCTTCAAAAGAGTTAACAAGGCTTCCAGTAGCTTTATGCCCTTGACCTATTAACTCAGCTTGTAATTCACTTATAATTAGCTTTAATATGTTTGAATATTTAGCCATTAAAATACGAATGTACCTTGATCACATGAACTATTTAAACCTATTGAAATAGAATACTTTGCTGCTACTAACTTATCATTATGAACATCATGAGCTAAAAAACCATTTATTTGTTCTCTATCTACTACAAAAAAACCTCTACTAGCATCTATGTTTCTTTCAAAAAACTTTGCTATATACTGATCTATGTATAAATCAACTTCTGCTTGTGCATCCTGTAGGCTCTTAGTCTTTTGTACCTTCGCATTGTATATATTATAACAAAATATATCAAAGGTATATTTTTTACTAGTTGGTAAACCCAAATTATTAACATTTCCTCTACTTGTATTTGGTGAACTTTTAACAAGTATTAAAGGATATGCTTTATCCTGTAAGCTACCATTAATATCACTAACTTTATTATATTTAAAATAATTAATAGACGTAAAAGCATCTGAAACTGCTTTAAGTTCATCTATTATATCACTGTAATCTGCCATGTTTTTAAATATACAAAAAAAAATGCTATTTAGAACGATTCTAAATAATAAAAAAAGAAGGCTTTTAAGCCCTCTTTAATTAATCATTTTTATGTATTTATTACATCATTGCAAAGAAATCACCACCTGAAGTATCAACAGAAGAAGATAAACCTTTTATTTCTGTTCTATCTAAAGTTATACTTCCAAATGTTGATGTAGATTGTAAAGGAATACTACCAGCACTATGACCAACATCTGCACTAATTGCACCTGTTGCTACTTGTCTATTAGTATTATGACTTGTAAAAGTTCTATTTGTTCCTGTTGGTATTTGTTGAGTTGATATAGCATTTATAGAAGATGAAGTAATCATTATTAAAGAATCATCTTCTACTGTTAAGCTACCATTGTTTGGTGTAGATTGTCCTCCTACTCTAGTAGATGCACCTATACCACCTGAATTAGTAAAGCTTCTAATATGCATACTAATTGGGTTCCATTGTGAGTTATTAAAATTAACTCTTAATTGATTGTTCCCGTTGGTGGATTCTCTAAATAGAAAAAAGCCATTCTTTGAGATAAACCACTTCTATTAATTTGGTATAATTGAGTCATAGCAACACCACCATAAGTACAACTTGAATAAGTTCTAGAATTACTCATAGTAAATTGAGCAATAATTAAACCATCATTACCCGTATTTTGGGTATGGTTTTGTGTTTTAAAATTTGCTCCAGGAGTTGGATTAGCACTTGTAGCATTTCCTTTAGTTGGTACTGCCATTTTATAATTCGTTTATATCATTTATTTCAACTAATGCTAAAGTATCAGTATTTTCTACTTGTGTTCTAGCCTCATTAACATAAGAAGTATTAGCGAAAAAATTACTTATACTAACTTCACCTATTTCTAATTTAGTTCTATTTTCTCCTAAAAAAGCTCCTAAAGTAAAATCATACTGTTCATTTATTTCATTAATTACTGAAACATCTGTAGTATATCCAACATCTGAATATTTTAAATTATCAGTTCCTTCTAGTTCTATTTTACTAATTATTGTTATCATAATACTGTTTTAATGTTTTCTTTAAAATTACAACTAGATTCTAAAAGTTCTTCTAAAGACAAATCATTTTCTTTTATAAAAATACCATCTTTCATGATCCCTTTTCTATCCTTAATATCATTATAAGCGTGTTCTAAGCATTCAGATAATGTTAAGCCATGTTGTAAAGCCAAATTATTTAAAACTACTAAACAATCTCCTATATCATCTACAGGACTTTTACCCTTGCAAATATTATCCGATAACTCCCCAAC